CACCGGGTGGGCCATGGATGAGACGTCGCCGCTGACCAGGACGCCGAGGCGGGTCTCGAGGTTCTTGCGGGCGAGCTCGGCGTCCTCGTACAGCTGCAGGTCGCGCACGCGGGGGATGACCGACGCCAGGCGGGTGATGCCGCGGCCGGCGCCTGGGCGGTCGGGCGAGTAGAGGTGGATGATGCTGCTGGCGGGGATGCGCGTGCTTTGGGTGCGCATGGCCGAGCGCAGGGTGCCTACCTGCTCGCCGGGGTGGCGGTCCCACAGCCAGTAGGCTGCGGGGGCACCGAAGATGTCGTACTCGATGCCGTTGATGATGGTGTTGTTGCCGACGGCGCCGCTCATGCGGGCGGTGTCGATCCAGTCGATCTCGATGAGCTGGAGCTGCAGCGGCACGGGGTAGCCGTCGCTGGTGTAGCGGGGGCGCAGGCGGATGAGGACTTCGCCGTCTTGCTCCATGGCGCGATCGGCGGCGGCCTGCATGCCGTAGAGGTCGAGGCGGCCGTCGGCGTCGCAGACCTTGGCCCACTCTTCGTAGAGGGGGTTGAGGATGTCGGCGTAACGCTTGGACGTGGAGTAGGTGACGATGCCGGTGCCGACGGTGTTGGAGACCAGGGCCTCGAGGCCGGCGCGGATGTAGGGGACGTTTTGCACCAGCGCGCGGGCTTTGTTGCGCAGGGTGGCGGCGTCGGACTGGTGGTCGGTGTTGGCGCTGGCGCCGGCGCGGCGGGGCTTCCAGGAGTCGCGGGGGCTGGCGGCGTCGTAGGCGCGTTGCAGGCGGAGGCGGTCGAAGTGCCGGGCCAGGCCGGTGCGGGGGCTGATCCAGCCGATCAGGCGGTCGAGGGTGGTGACCTTGGGGTCGTCTTGCATGCGGGGCGCGGCCATGCTGGGTCAGTCCCGCTGGGTGGTGAAGGTGAAGCGGTAGGGGCCGGTGCGGGTGGGCGTCTTGGAGGCGGCCAGCTCGCTCTTGACGTGGTCGTAGGCGGCGCGCAGCTCGGCGACGCTGCGAAAGCGCACGCGCCGGCCTTGGTATTCGACTTCGAGCTCGGAGCCGACGATGGCCGCGTTGAGGTTGTCGAGGTCGGCTTGTGTGTACGCCATGGCCGTCGAGCATGGCCGATGGGGTGTGTCATGCGCTACGTGAGCGCTGAGACAATCCGGCGCGGTCAGGTGTCGTCGGAGGACCGGCCTGGCTGCTTGAGGCAGCGGTAGACGGTGGCGCGGCTGATGTTGAGCACGCGGGCGATGTGGGTGGCGTTGCGGCCGTCGAACATGCGGCGCACGGCGTGCTCGATCTCGCGCTTGCGGCGGTCCACCGATTCGCTGCGGATGTACTGCTGCGCGCCGCCGAACTCGGTGCGGATGGCGGCCTTGGTGGACTGGATGTCGGCGCCGGCGAGCTCGGGGATGAGCTGGAGGACGTGGTCGAAGATGCGGTCGACGAGGTCGGGGTCGGCGAAGCGGTCGCTGAGGATGTGGCGCGTCGCCTTCTTGGGCGGCGGCGCGGCCGGTGCCTCCTCGGGCGGATCGATCGTGAGCAGGTCTGTCGATTCGGCGGGCGTGTCTGTCTTCTTGGTCATGGGTTCCTTCACCACTGGCGACCTGCAGGGCGTTGGCGCTCGACGCGAGCGGTCGGCGGGATGGGTGGGGTGGTCGGCAGCCTCGCGGGCTCAACGTGCCGCGCTGGCGCTGGGACGAGTTCTGTCACCGGTTGCGGGTGGAACAGGTCATGCGGTGGCTGGACCGTCTGCTCGATGCGGACCCACTCGCGGTCCGACTTCGCGTGCAGGCCAAGCATGTAGGCCGAATGCAGCGCGTAGTTGCGGCAGTCGAGCACCTCGTTTCTCGGTCGGCGCTTGACCCAGCGGTAACTCTCGCCGGTCGCGGTGCGCGCGAGGATGCGCTGCTCGGCGGTGAGCTGCTCGTACCACTCGCGCGGCAGTTGATCGCTGAAGTGCACGTAGCCCGGCCCCGGTGCGACGATCCCGAGCTGGCCGTGCAGCAGGTCCTTGGCGGTGTCCACGCCGACCGACCAGAGCTTGACGCCGTTGGGCCACTTCTGACCACGCCAGGTCACGTCCTGGCTGGAGGCCACACCTTTGATCGGCTTGCCCTCCTCGCTGGCGCCCTTGATGGCGAAGACGCGCAGGCGACCCTGCTGCTGCCGCACGAAGTTGTAGACCGCCTGCGTGTGGTGGCCCGAGTCCATGCTGACGGCGTCGATGCCAAGCGAGCCGCCGTGCCAGGCCTGCGGGTAGCGGCGCTGCAGGTACTGCTCGACCGCGATCCAGTCGCGCTCATCGGACGGGTTGCCCTCGATGACGTGGTGGTCGACCGGCCAGGACTCCATGCCACGACCCCAGGCCCAGACGCCGACCTCCCAGCGGTTGCCCTGCAGGTCGACGCCGGCCGTGAGCACCAGGCCACCCACCGGCACCACGCGCAGCGGGAACGGCTCGGCACGGGCCTGCAGGGCGTGCTCCTCGGTACGGTCGCCGACGACCTCCCAGGTCTCGCCCAGGGTTTCGTTGACGAAGCCCTGCATCGGGCCGACGTTGCCGGTCGACAGCGCCGCGTGGGCCTGCTCGAACTCGCGCACGATGTCGGACCAGGTGCGCTGCGGGCTGTACCCAGCCCAAATCTGGAAGGCGACGTGCCGCGGCGGGCGGATCGGTGCGCCCGAGGCGTCTCGCCAGGTGCGGTCCTGGCCGTAGCGGATCCCCGTCTTGATGCAGACCCAGGTGCCCAGCCAGGCGCGCAGGTAGTCGCCCTGCAGGATCTCGCCGCCGCAGTGCGGGCAGACGTGGCGCACGGTGTCGGGCTGGCCGCGCGCCCACTTCATGCCGCTGGCAGCGTCCTTGCCGCCCCACGACAGCGGGTGCTCGGCTTCGCAGTGCGGGCAGCGGATTTGATACCGCATGTCCGCATCGGCGTTCAGGCGCGAGCGCTCTACATGGCACAAGCCCTTGATGCGCGGCGTGCTGCCGCCCACGAACTTCGGGTACGGCGCGCCCTCCAGGCGGCCCTTGGCCAAGGTCCCCGGATCAGAGGACTTCTCGATCTGCTGGTCGAATCCCGACCACTCGTCGAGCATCGCCACCGCCACCGTGATGCGTCTGTAGGCTCGCGCGGCCTTGCCGCCCAGGAAGTGCGCGACCGAGTCCCGGAAGCTCTTGAAGTTGATCGTGTCCTTGTGTACGCCGGCCTTCGCCTTGCGCCTGGCGGAGCGCACGGCGGCCACCCCGTCGAGGACCGGGTCGATCTCGCTCTTGACGAACGAGTCGCGATCGTCGTCGGTCGGCTGCCAGACGGCTTGCTTGCGGCGGCGGTGCGCGATGTTGTAGGCCACGAACGCTGCCACCGTCTTCGTGTAGCCCACGCGCTTGGACTTCTGCACGTCGACGTGCTCGATGTCGTCGTTGCTGAAGGCGTCCATCCAGCCGATCTGGAAGGGCCAGGACTGCCAGGCGCCCTTCTGGTGGCTGGACTCGCCGGCCAGTCTGAAGTTCTCGGCCGCCCAGTCGCTCAGGCGCTGCGGCGGATCCGCGCGCATGGTGGCCAGCCCGACCACGACCGCGGCCAGCACGGCAATGCGCGCTTCCCTGGTGATGCGCTGGCCGGGCTTGAGGGTCATTCGGGCACCACCTCGGCATCGAGCGCCTGGTCGGCCTCGTCGGCTTCGTCGTCGAACTGCTCCAGATGCGCCTCCACCAGCGAGGCCGTGGCGCGGATCCACTCGTTGCGCGCCGAGGCGATGACCTGGTGCACCGCGACGCGGGCGGCCTCGGGCAGATCGGGGCAGACCTTGCGCAGCGTGCCGTCGAGCTGGTCGAAGCGATCGACGACGCCGGCCGACGCAGCGCCCAGCACATCTGCAAGCAGGCCGATCGGCGCGTACTCGCCGCGCGCCAGGGCGTTCTTCAGGTCCTGGGACTCGCGCTGCGAGCGGGCCAGAGCCGCCCGCTCCTGCACCAAGTCCAGCCCCTCGCCATCCGCCGACATGCGCCCGGCAGCCTGCTCGCGCAGTCGACGGATGTAGGCGACACGCACCTGCGACATGCCGGCCTCTTTGTGGTCCAGTCCCAACTGCGTCAGGACGTCGCGCACGTTTCGATCGCTCATATCCAGGTGCGCCGCGATCTCTTCTTGCGTTGGTGCGCGCTCGCGGCGGTCAGGCTCCTGGTTCAAGTGCGCGATGTAGTCCCTGATCGCGTGCGCCGGAACAAACTTACCGGGTGCAGACCGCCGGACGACGCCAGCACCGACAAGCCGCGTGAGTTGGTCCGGCGTGAGCTGCAGAAGCGCCGCGGCAGCGTCGTGGCCGATGACGTTGATTGGCGCGTTCATGCTGGCGCCGCCGTCACACCACGACGATCAGCAACTTCGGCAAACGTGAGGCCGCCATCCTCCAGCACAGCCTCCTGGGCTGCGTAGTCCTGCCAGCGGCGAACTATGACGTCGACATAGCGCGGATCCAACTCCATCACACGCGCATGCCTGCCCGTCTTCTGTGCCGCGATTACCGTGGTGCCGCTGCCCCCAAACGAGTCGAGTACTCGGTCGCCGATCTTTGAGCTGTTGAGCATTTGCCGCTCGAATAGCGCCACCGGCTTCATGGTCGGGTGCTCGCCGTTGCGGGATGGCTTCTCGAACTCGAGGATGGTGGTCTGCTTGCGGTCAGCTGCCCAGAGGTGGCCTGCTCCCTCTTTCCAGCCGTACAGGCATGGCTCGTGCTTCCAGTGGTAGTCCTGGCGGCCCATGACCATCGATGACTTCTTCCAGATCAGGCACTGGCGGACTTTCCAGCCTGCGTCTTGGGCAGCGCCTCGGAAGTTGTAGCCCTCAGAGTCTGCGTGCCAGATGTAGAACACCGCGCCTGGCTTCATCACCATGTCTGCTGCCGTGTAAGCATCGCGCAAGAACTGGCGGAACTGGTCGTCGCCCATCTCGTCGTTCTTGATCTTGAGCGCATCCTTGGTCTTGCCCTCATAGGCCACGTTGTAAGGTGGGTCGGTCAGCCACATGTCGACCAGCTGACCATCGGTGAGCTTTTCCAAATCGGTGACGCTGGTGCTGTCGCCACACAGAAGGCGGTGCTTACCCATCACCCAAATGTCGCCGGGCCGCGTGCGCGGGTTCTCGGGCAACGGTGGGGCATCGTCCGGGTCGGTCAGGCCTTCCGTTCCGACGGGTGCCAGCAGCTCGTTGATTTCGTCCAA